CGCTGAATCCCTTCCGCTGTTTCTTCCCCGTGGTCTAATCGATCACGTACTCGTTTGCCATCTTGTGCAGCAGGATCAGATTCGTCGTGCTCTGATCAAATGCACTCCGTATTATTTCCCGATACTCATTGTTCGGATGCACGTAGTGATGCGGCTTCACCTGATCCAGCTTCCCGAAATGGCTCAATCTCACCAGTTCCCATATTTCCGTGGCGTTGTCGTATATCACCGTCCGGGCCTGCCCTAGCACCGCTTTCATCGCGGCGTGCACCTTCTTCATGATCTCGTCCGCCGCCTTCGCCGCCTCTTCAGGCTTCATCTCGCGGAAGTCCGCCACGCTAAATCTCACGTCCTGCACCCAAATTTCCTTGTCGCTCTGCCACTTCTGTATTACTCCGTCTAGCCCGATATCGGTGTTGATTACCGCGATCGGTGCCGGGGCAGACAGCGCGAAATGAGTCTTTCCGCTCTTTTCTAGTCCGTCAATCGCCATTACAATCCTGTGAGCCATCGGGGAATTAGCTCTGATGAACCCCGCCCGTTCGTAGATATTACCGCTACTTCCCTGTGATCCAGCCCTGATGTTTTGCATGATTTTTTAACATTGCCCAATTGTCGGCAATTTCCCTTTCCGTGAAGTACAATTCGAACCTTTTGATCTGAGGCCCCGACTCCTGGTAATCCCCGTTCACAAAGAACACTTCCAGCCTCGCAAATGTTGCTTCCACCATGTGGCAATACGCCTTGATCTGCACCAACCAGTGCCAGAAGTCCGGGTCCAACGGCCTATTGCTGCTCCTCCACGTCGCCTTAAATTCCTCCACCGCCCAATCTTGTGTGTCGAACCAGTCAATCGTGCCGTATATCCCGTCTACTTCCATTTCCTTCGGGCTGATGAATCTCGCCGTCTCCAACCTACCCTCAGTTCGCATTAGTGCGTCCCGTATCACTTCTTCCCACGCCCATCCCAATTTCATGTACGTCCCCATCCTGCGTTGCTCGTCCGGTGATAGGTCGTCGTACTTCCGCCTCTGCCCGCGCTTGGTAACCGTGTTCTCAATATCCCGGATTATATCGCTGACGTGACTTGGACCCGAAGTCCTCGAAGTTGTGGTCCTGACCTGATATGGTATCAGGATCAATTCCTCTAACGGCTTCGGGTCCAACTCCACGATCCGCACGGCGGTGCCTCCTACGCGGCGGTCTTTACCACTCCGTTATTGTATGTCCAACCGTAATTCGCTCCCATCGACGCGAGCCAATTGTCGTCGGTGAGAAGCTTTAGGATATCGGCGCGTTGAGGATGGGCGGCAACGTGTTTGAAGCACGCAGGCGTTATTGCGGTCTTGCTTACCTGATTATTCTTGAGGCTCAGGACTTGGATCAGAATCCCTGCGGCCTCATCATCGAGTGGAGCAGCCTCGACTTGCTCGACCTGCTGAGGTTCCGGTGCTGGGGCGGCGGCTACTGCGGCGGGGGAAGGAGCGGGCATTGCAGCCGCGACTGGCCTTGCCGCAACCTTCGCCGCGCTTGTTTCCCACGGCATCCGGTGAATCTTTGTCACGATCGCCACGGTCTTGTCGTACCCCGCAGAGTTCTTCTCGCTGATATTCCCGCCCCTTTTGGGTTGCGGTACTCGATTGATATGGCACAGCATCCCGTCCATCTGTGATACGTCGCCTGGACCCAGTTTCGCCACCGGGAACCCTGCGTCGAACACGGATTTCAGCAGCAGAGCGCAGTTGGTGTTGGAATTGAGTCCCTTCGCTGATCCTGCCGAAGTGCATGTCCGGCCTTGATCCGCAGGAGTCGGGAAGAACTTGCTCAGGTCCCCGGCGCTATAGTATTGGTCCACGGTAGCCGGTCTGCCGTTGTCGTCGTACGCCATGATCACGTGGAGCGCCAGTACCGGCTTCTCCGCCGCACCGCCGTAATCGAATTCCACGAACCGGCACTGCTGGAATACCACATCTACGTCATCCAGCAGCCCGCCTTGAGTCCAATCTTCAGGATTGAGGCTCATAGCGCCGCCGCCGTTTGGAACTGGTGCCGGTCCTGCCCCCGCTCCTGCCTGTTGTGCTGGAATTGCTGCTGGCCCCGCTGTCGCTGCTGTCCTGCGTTGAATTGCCATAATTTGTCTCCTCATCCTTTCAAGTTGAAAGTTTGGTGATTTAAATCACCGCCACCGCATTGCGCGTACCGACTACTGTACCACACCACTTTCCGAACTGTCAATACCCCGCTTTATTAGTCGATTCAATGCATCAACAAATTCCTGTGAAATTTCGCCCACCCAAATGCTGTGGGTACGGCAGGCAACTTCGCGAACATTGGCAACCGTCAACAGCGGTACGGCCGCTCGCTGCGTCTCCGGTTGCTGCGCCGGGGCTGGGGAGGCTAGTTTAGCTTCTTCAAGCTGCTGTTCTAGCAAGGCGAACTGCGCCCCGATACAGTCCGCGCACATAGCCTCGTGCTCTCCTGCGAATCCTGTAGGAATCATTAGGCACACTTTAACTTCACCGCACGGCTCGCACACCTGCTTGAAATCGTCGCTCATCGCCTTTCCTCCCTCCGCGCTTCGGTTTCGCTGGCGCGGGGCGCTACAATCTACCCTGCATCTTGCGCTCTACCGTGACAATCGTATCGTTGTGCGCGCCGCCATGCGGGACTAGCAGAACTTCGAGCAATTCATATCCTCGCACGCATCCGAATCCGAGAGAGTTCCATCCGCAGCAAATCGCGACACCTCCTGGCTTGAGCAAGCGGTCGAGTCCATCCTTTACGGCCTTGTAAAGCCGCCCATTTTGCGTTTCTTCCATTCCTACTTTCAAGCCCACACGCTTGTACATCTCTGAAATCTGGCGAGGGCTGTATGGCGGATCGAAAAGGACGACATCGAAAGCGCGATGGATGTCTGCTAGAAAAATCGTCGCCTCAAGATGTGATTTCGCCGCAGTGTGTGGATTCAGATCATTTGTCACCGAGGCGCGATTTGAGTCGCCTGCGAACGGGTCGATGCTCTCAAGACCATGAAGCAAATAGCGGTCGAGCAGCGCGGAGATCGGCGCAATCGAGAACGTGGCTGCATTCGGCATCGCAAACTCACGCGAGAACCTCACGTCCGCGCTCCCTTCTGTTCGGCAGGTTCTGGTACCGTCTCACTTCTCCTGCACGCCCCTAGGAACCATGTCGGCATGAAATTTCTATATCTACTTCTGAACCATTGCCAGTTATCGTCCACGATGAACGTTTCGCACCAGTCATCCTCGCTCCGCATCCCCCGCCCCGCCATCTGCACCAAATTTTGTGCCGTAATGTATGCGAAGTAATCAGCGTCCCGTTCTTGCCTTGCCTGCATCACAGGACTCCGGCTGTCCGGAAATGGTACTTTCGCGATGATCTGATACCGGCAGTCGTCTCCGGGGAAATCGAACCCAGTCCCGACGCTTGGTGACACCATAATTGCTCCGGTACTAGGCTTAAGTTCCCGAAAGTGCTGCACGGCCTCAGCGGTATTTCTAAACATCGGGTCGTTGTTGAGTATGAATCGGCTTGAAAATTCCGAATATCGGCGCAGGTAATCCGCTCGCTTGTAGCTGACAGTATGGATGATACCCTTCCTATCCAATCTAGCTCGGATGATGGAGTCCATCTTATTGACCCACATTCTAGCCACGACAGGATCAATGTCGTGATTAACGCGGCAAGTAGGAATGTGAATAACAGAACGGCGGTCCGCTTTGAAATATGATGGGAAGTCGATGAATTCATATTGGTCCTCGGGAATTCCCAACAGTTCCAGCGTCTTCGGCCTTATCGTAGCGGAAGTTAACACTACTTTGCTTATTCCCTGAAACAGGGCAGTCTCGGCGTACTCTCCGGGCCACACAGGATCAAACTTAATTACTCTCCGTCCGTGCCGATCACGTGTCTCCTCGTTTACCCATTGTCCCTTGCACGTCTCTATCGCCTTTAGCCTTCTTGCTAATCCGACCAGTTCTTTCCGTCTGCTCAAATCCCGGCGTCCCTCGTACGCCCCGACTTTTATCCTCGCGTCTAGTTCCATCAAGATTTTCGCCGCGACCTTTCCCACTGCTCCGGCCCACTCTTTCCACTCGTCTAATGTCGCGCCGCTTATGAACTGTTTTCCCAGCACGCCCTCAATTTCCCAATGTCCGATCTCTACCGCCATAAACCCAGCCAGTTGTTCGAATGCCTCATGCGCCTCATCTAGCACTAGCATGTCTCGATGTCCCAGCGGCGGCGCGGCATTGTCCGTGTTCCGTTCCCGTCCATTGACGCTCATCCAATAATCGTAATTCGTCGTCATCAATTGCTGTTTGATCGCATACCGCTGAGCGTCAAAGTACGTGCATCCTTGAGGCTGATGGACACACTGGAACCCGCTCAGACACGGACCAGAGTCGCATCCGCATCCAGCCTTATCAATTACCCGGTTAATTTTCGTCAATTCGCACTCATAATTTCCCATGCCGCGGATGTCCGCAGCGCCGATTTCTTCGAAGTCTTCGTGGATTTGCTGCTGGAGAGCCTTAGTCGCCGTTAGAATTGCTGATCGTCCCGATAAGAGGCTTGCCGCCATATAGGTCAATGACTTGCCGCTACCCGTTGGCATCGCCAGCGCTACGAACCGCTTGCCGCTATCCAATATCCGGCATACGGCGTCGTCTTGCCCCCTGCGCCATTCCGAGAATTTCTCGGGCATTCCGATCAATGAAGGTTTCGGTAATTTCACGTTGAGAGCCGTCTTTCAGTTTTTTAGTGGACGAGGCGGAGGGGGGAATGGCTTACCTTCGCCTCGTCCTGCGCCCAAGGAGGGTAGTCGTGAGTCTACCCAACACTCGATTATTGTACCACGCGCCTTATCAATCTGTCAATAGCCCCAACTTCATCCGTCGTCGCCGTTGTTGTCATTTCCTTTCATCCCTGGTAACAGCGCTGGTCTATTCAGACTCTCCCACAGGTTCCCGTATCGGCTCTCAAATTCCGCTACTCTCCTTTGCTTCACTATCAGGTCCGCTGTTGATTCCGTTTGCTCCTTGAACTCCGCTAGCATTCTCCGAACCTCGGCCAAATCTCCGGATTCGAACGCGGAATTGATACATGACGATAGGGTACTGAATACGTCATTGACACGTGCGTGCTTCAATGCCCCCGATTGGTATATCACGATTTCTGCCGCTTGCTGTCTCAGCATCACCATTTCCGATGTCGGGTTCTTGACCTGAGAGGCCGCTTCCGATAGTCCGATCAGCAGCATGTCTCGGTACATGTCGCTTGGTATTTCCCATCCAAACTCTTGTCGATGTTGACTGTACATGATCTGCAGTTGTCGCCAATCTCGGCTGGTCACTCGAAATTCTACGCGGTCTATCAGACGGTCATCTTCCGGGCGTTGTCCTGCTGTGGCCCTAAAGTTTCCTGTTTTTTCCCTGCGCATTGGCTGGTGCACTTGGTTGTTGTCTCTTTTCTCTGTCCCTTTTTCTGTATGGGAGCACGCGCGTATCGCTACCGGCGTGTAGTCCACGCGTGCGCTCCCCGGAAGAGGCAGGCTACTACTATACCACACCCCGAATAGAATTGTCAAGTAGGTAAAAATTTCAGGGGGGATAAAAAGCTTGGAAGGGGCTTGGACTCCAGCAACCACGAGGAAGGGGACGGCGACCCTCTAGCCTCTCTATCTGGCGCGAGTACCAAGCCCATCCACATCGTACCACAGCACAGTAAAGCCTGTCAAGTACCAGTACCCCGCAATTCCAACTTCAACTTGGCTCGTTTCGATCTCATCTGTTCGCGGTGACGCTTGCGCCTTACTACTGAATCAAAATTTCGCCACGACGCGGATCGGTAAGCTCCAGAGCAGAACTGGCTGGAAGAACGGCAAGCAAGGTACGGTCGGGTGCACCACTAGCATAGCTTGTAGGACCAAACTTGGACTTTGGTGCGGGTCATTTGGTGGGGTCGGCGAGGGCCTGGTGACCATCATTTCCCTCGCCTTTCCCTAAGCCTTGGCCCCCGTCCGGTTCGCTAGGTCACAGTTCGCTTGCTGGATCGATACGAAGCCTCGGCCCTACCCCGTGGGACTCGTTGTGCACCCGCGTTACTTGTGGTTGCTTGCCTCGATTGCCGCTTGGCACCCCGCGATATTCTTCATCGCGGTCTGCATCTGACGCGGAAGCTCGCCGAATTTCATAGTCCCGGCCACGACTTTCTTGAGCATGCTGTAATACCGTGCGTCGTGTCCCGGACGGAATCGGCTGGTGGTCTGCTCCCCGCAACCGCAATTGCACGGCACCACCACCTTCGGTGCCTTCGGCTCATGCGGAGCCTTGGCAACCGCTGGAGCGGCCTTCGGTTCCTTCTGCGCCGGGACTCCCGGCAACTGCGCTACCTGTCCTGCCATAACGTTGTCCTCCTCATTTTGAATTTGGCCTTTCAGTCCCGCTAACCGTGGGATGTCGGCAAGGTTGTTGACTTGGTCCATATCCAAAACTTCATCTAGAGGCACTACCGGGCATTGCCCCGGCCACCTTTGCAGTTCCCCAGTCGATCTCAGCGTCACGACCGTTCCCTCTTTGGTAGTGAAGCTGCGCTCGCCCTTGCTCGGAGTCCACACTCGCGTTCCAAACGTCTCGTGATTTACTACGACGCCCGGTATGCGCTTGCCGGTGACGTGCAGGACTAGTTCGAACCTACGACCTCTCTCCAACCTCCCGACCGGCACTTCTCCCGGTTCACAATTTCCAACTACGTCCCTCACATCCACTTTATCATACGGCACCGTCTTTGTCAAGTACCACCAACCTTCCGTCATTTTCCGAGTTGTTTGGTTTCAGCGACCGAATACGGCGACACCGAGCCAGCACAGCAGTCCGGCCACGACCGCCGCGCACAGCAACACCAGTGCCAGTGACCTTGCCGTCGCGCGGTCCATGTCGCGTTGCGCTTGCACCAACCTAAGTTCCGCTTTATTGGTCATCTACAAATCCCTCCCAATTTTTGAGAGGGGCGTCGTGTTTGACCGCCCCCGACGCCCCGCTCTTGTTCGCCCCACTCCGCACTCCTCGCTCCGTCTACTGCTCCGCGATTTCCACGGTCACGTAGATCGACTTCGGCGCAGCCTTCGGTGCGAACGTCGCTTTCTGCACGTACAACTGTCCGATCTTGTCCGCTTCCGTGTCCGATTCGTGCACTTCCGCGTACCGGATCGAGTTCTTCGTCACCTTGTCTTGCGTCATCAACACCTGACACACGACACTTAATGCTGACGCTGATCCAGCTTCCGCTTGCGCGGCCACATCAGTTGCCTTGTCCTTTGCCATAGCTGTTGCCTCCTCATCGCACGTCGGCCTTGCTCGTCCTGGCCGGGTGCGAAACTTTTCATCTCAGGTAGCCTCGTTCTCTGAGCATTCGAATGATGGCCTTCGCCTGAGCGGCATACGATTGTTCGAAAGTCTCGTACAGAAGTGCGGCCAGTGCTGCTTCCAACTCTTGTTCCTCGCGGCTGCGCTCCACTAGCCCGATCGCCCGCCACAGTCGTTTCAGTTCTTCCACGGTGCACCTTTTCTTGCCGTCAGCGCGTTGCTGTGCTCGGTTATTTTGTCATATGCCTTCATCAGGCGCTTAAGCGCAGCGGTCGTGCCCCAATCCGTCAAGTTCCTTGGCAGTCTCGCCGCTATCCACATTGCTCGATCTTCGTCTCTCGTAATTCGCTGGGCTATTCGTGGCATCGCCGGTTCACACCCTGCCTGACTGCAGCGCCCACAACCATGCGTTGCGTCTTGCGGGTGGTCTGATTATCAGGAATTGTGTAGGTTTGTACCCGGCTACCGACAGCGAGATTTCCTTCTGCTGCGTATTCCAGTCTCCTGTCGGATTGGTCGGCGTGATGCGGAACGGTGCCTTCACCTTTTTTGACAGCAAAATTCGTGGCATCATCGCTCACGTCCCTCTGTGTCCAGACTGCGACGCAATCGTCACCGTATAAGTCCTGCCTATCTCGAACGGGATTGAACCATCTTCTGAGAAGCAGGATAATACGGCGTGGTTCCTTGTATGACAATCTTCCCCTTCTATCTTGGTCAGAGTGACTTCGAAGATCGTACCCTTGGTGTGTTTGATCCTGCATTCCGGGTCTGAGCAAGTATCCAGAACTTGCCGCTTCTCTACACAAGTCAGGTTCATTTCGTGAAGTTGTTCTATCATTCGTGTCTCCTTGGGTTGCCGGGACTTGGAACCCGGCCTTGGTGCTTTACACGGGACGGAGGACTTGCGCTTGTCCTCTCCAAGATTGCCGCCCCGCGTCCTCAGACTCTAGCCAAGGACCGATCCGCTACGCCGCGAGCAGCTTTGCGTTGGGCTTGAGATCGGCCTTGCCGTGGCGGACGCTGCGCCCGTCAACCGTCAGCAGACCTTCCTTGATCGCAGCCTTGATCGGCGGAGTGAGTTCTCCCCGCTGAATCATCCCACGCACTCTCTGGTCGTGTCCCTGGGCAAACCGTCCCGTAACCTGCCTGCCGCAACCGCAGATGCACTGGTTGGGCTTCCTGCCGCGTTCCACGAGCTTCTTTGCACCTTCCGTTGCATTAGCTTGATTTTCCATTGCCGTCTCCGTTCTGCCGTCTGTCTTCCACCAGCTTGCGCTGGCCGGTCCCGCAACCACATCCCTAAGTTTACCACAGCCTCGTATGTCTGTCAAGTCTCCAGCTAGTTAACAGTCTGGAGCGCCGTTACCACCTCGTCAATGGTCCTGCCTACCGCGTCCCCGATCTTCTTGGCGGTCTTGAGCGTCAGTCCGCGTTTGCCGCTGAACACTCGGCTCAAGTGCGGCACCGCCAGCCCAGTCCGCTTGCTTAGCCTGCACAGGCTCAGCCCCGCTTCAAGCTGATTCAGTTTCGTCTCAAGCGTCTCGTTCACTGTGGTCTGATTGTCAATCGTCGTTGTGGTCATAGCCTGAGTCTAGCATAGCGCTAGCCGTCCTGTCAAGATACATACTTCACCCGCTTGTCGTGTCGTCAAAGACTTGACAAGTCACTTCGCGGTGTGGTACGCTCCGCGTATGGCGTCGATCGAACAAAGCCTAACGGGGCGTAGCGAAGCCGAGCGCCTCCGGGAAGACTGGGACCGGATGGACGGTGAGCCTTCTGCTTCGTTCGTTCGGTTCCTTGTTTATCGCGACCAAGGCCCGGACCGGTCAGTTGTCAAGACCGCTGAGGCGTGCGGGGTTAGCCGCAAGTCAGCAGAGCGTTGGGCTAGCAGGTGGAGTTGGGTTAAGCGAGCGGTCGCCTACGACAACTGGCTAATCGAACTCGGTGAGAGCCTGAACAACGCGACGAGACTGAGGCATCGCAGGTCGGCGGTTCGGTTTGGTTCGGTTTCACTCGACAAGGCGATTCGGTCGGTTACTAGGCTGAATGAAACGAAGCTGGATGTGTCGGACATCGTGCAGTTAGCCCGAACCGGAGACGAGATCGGGCGGCGTGCGTTGATGATCCCATCAGGCGAAGTTAAGCCGACCGTCGCTCCTGCGTCCGTTTCGTTCGGTTTTGTTCTAGACCAACGATCGGCGAACTTGACGCCTGGTTGGTTAAGTCAAGCCGACGCAAACCAAGCAAAATTAAACCAAGCGGAATCCAGTGAAGTCCAGCGCAAGGTACTCGAATCAAATATGGCCGCAGCCCCTGCTGGCCCGATTCCAGAATTGTTAGTTCCTTGTCCGGACGGCAATGATGCTAAAGTAACATTGAGTGATCGTATTGTGGACGTTGCGACGGGGAATAAATAGGTAAATGAGCGCCGTAATTCCTACGATTTCTAATTTCCAATCGGTTGATCCCCGCGTGGGCCCCCCACTGATACTTCATCATGAGGGCCAGTACCTGCAAATTGGCCCCAAGAATCCGACGATTAAGCAATGGGCATTCATCAATCGCGGCGAGATGGAACAGCTGTACGGCGGCTCGAAGTCCGGCGGCAAATCCCGTGGCATCTGCAAGAAATTGATTCTGCTAGCCTACGAATTTCCGGGAAATCAGTTGGGACTGTTTCGTGAAGATCTGACGGACTTGAAGGGCAGCACTCTCGTCACGTTTGAGCAGGAATGCCCCAAGGGGTTGATCCTGCAGCACCACAAGACGGACCATTACTTTTGGCTCAAGACGAAGGACCCCCGCTTCCCGTCCCGGTTGTGGTATGGCGGATTGGGCGGCAATGACGGTGATTTCGAGTCCGCTAAAGGTAAGGAATACGGCGCATTCGCGGTTGATGAACCCAGCGAGATCGACCTTGAAGTGTACAACACCATGCTGGCCCAGTTGCGATGGGTATTGCCGGACGGATCACGTCCTCCGTATCAGGCCCTTCTTGGCTCCAACCCTGAGCCAGGTTGGGTTGAGGATCACTTCGGACACTTGATATCCCGTGCTACCGAAATGTGTCCGATTGTTACGGACCGGCAGCGCGTCTACATCATGGCGCTCCCGAAGGACAACCCTTATCTTCCCTCCAATTGGGAATTAATCATGCGTAACCAGCCGGATATCCCCAAGGCTTGGGTTGAGAAATATCTGAATGGGAGTTGGAAGGCGTCAGAGGGGATGGTATTTAAGGAGCTTGATGATAATGTTCACTATATCAATTTGCCCCCGGTGGACTTCCTGCGCCGCCTAACCCTCATAGGCAGCCTAGATCACGCTTCCACCGGGATAACTTGCTTCTGTATTGACGGCATTGATTCTGACGGGAACATTTTTGCTCTTTCCTCACACTACTCTAAGAACAAGCTTATTTCCGAGCACGCCGCCGCAATTCGATCGATGACGGATTACTGGATCAAATTATGTGGTAAAGAGGAGGATGCCAACCGCAAGGCTCAGGGCAACGACCAGACGCACTGGTCCATGCACGGATTGGACTATATCCTGATCGATCCTAGCACTCAGGCCAAGACCTTACAGAACAAGAACGACCTGTGGTCCGTGCAGGATATGTACGCCCGTGAGGGAATCCCCACACTTCCGGCTATCAATGCGATAGATTCCGGCATCCAACTGATGGAGGAGTACATCCACGTCAAGCTTTCCCACTTACATCCATTTATTGCAAATCTTCGCGGCGCTCCATCCTTCTTTATTGTTAAGGAATTCAACTTGGACGGCATTAAGGAATTGGAGAATCTTAAGCGCTCCATAACCCTTAACGGCAAGATCAAGTACGTTGGCCGGGACCACTGGATTGACAATCAGCGGTACATCATCAATTCCCGTCCCGTTCCTCCCCGCTTCACGGCCCGAGATTTCTTCACCCTTTCCACACACGACCGCCTTGCGAAGCGTGCCATGGAAAGATTCGACGCCAAGTTCACCGGGCAGAAATCTGACAATCAGTGGTTTCCGGGCGGAACGGAAGATGGCTCTAACCGTTGGTTCGATAGGAGTTATTATAACTAATGGGAGCGGTGACCTGATGCCGTCCGTTAGTCAAAGTCAGCAACGGTTGATGGGAGCAGCTTTGGCACGGAAGCGTGCCGGTCATCCCGCAGCTGGGGACCCCAAGATGTCCGCCAGTCAGCTTAGGGACTTTGCTTCCACCAAGACGCGGAATTTACCGGCACACAAGCATAAGCCGCCAGTATCCAAGGCTCCTTATGGGAAGGCGTTCGTCTGATGGCAATGAGTGAAGCAGCCAAGCGAGCCACTCCGAAGTCTCGTCGCGGCGTCCCGTCCAAGACCGGTACCGGGTCCTATCCCATGAACAACGCTTCTCAAGCCGCTCATGCGGTAAGCTTAGCTGCAATGCACCACGGCGGCAGCAGCCCGTTCACCGCGAAAATTAGGGCCAAGGCCCATAGCTTGGGGTATGACGTTGGCAAGTCCAAGAAGCACGGCAGGGCGTTCGATTAAGGAGATTTCCATGGCAGCTAAGTGGCCAGCAATGACGCAGGCGAAGGGCGCGAAATTGGACAATGACGCTCACCACAATTTTGAGGACCCCAACGGCGGCGGCGGATCGGCCGCGCCCGTGGTGCGCAACTCGCTCCGTGTATCTACTAACCACCGGGGAGGTTTCGGCTCCCGCGGGACTGCCCGCGTTCCTCGTACCAGTCTGTCCGGGAGGGGCGGCACTGGAAATCCTGCCAATCGCGGAGGCTTTCAGAGTGAGGGTCGCAACTCGTTTACACCCGAAGCTCGCGTGCCGGGTCACGGTGGCAGCCCCCAGGTACGCGACAATATGAATAATGTGTCTGGTAGGGGAGGGTTTGGCAATTCCGGCCAGCGCAACGTTCCATCCTATACTCACGCCAATCCTTCTCCGGGGGCAGGAA